ATGCTTGTTGCATCTATGCCTAACTGGACTTCATCACATAGACTGGATGGTGTTTGTTATATAGCTGCTCATTATGGTTATGACAAAGAAGGAATGTGGTCAGGCGTACCACAACTAACAGTACAAGTTAGAGGAAAGAAGGTTTTTGATCCTAGAGATAATACTCAAACATTTGGCACTGTTTCTACTTATAAATATTCAGACAATCCAGCTTTATGTTTTTTAGATTATATCACTGACAATGAAGTGGGTAAGGGTTTGACTGAATCTCAAATTAATATGCCTACCTTTAGCTCTGCCGCTAATGTTTGTGATACTTTGGTTGATCAACCATATTTTAATGGCTCTGCTGTAAATACAACATTTAGTGCAACCTCTGGAAATGATTTTCTTTCAATAGATGGAACATTTGCAAATCAAAATTGGTGGCAAAACAAAATCGGAGAAACATTAAGTATTTATGATGCTAATGGTGATGGTGTAATCACAGAAGCAGAGATTAAAGATGTTCACAGAAATGAATTTTTTAATGAAGATGCAGAATATTTGGTTTACATCAATGATCTTTTTACCTCAACATATACAGAAGAAGCAGGTTCTTCTTTAGCAAAAGTTAAAAGATTTCATTGTAATGGTTATTTAGATGCAAATAACAGCGTTATGGATAATGCTAAAGAGTTGCTTGCCAATATGCGAGGTATCTTTCTTTATATAAATGGCAAATATGAACTATCCATTGAAGATACAGGCTCATCAACATTTAGCATTACCGATGATCACATTATTTCTGATTCTGGCATATCGGTTGATTATGGCAACAAAGACAAGAAGGCAAATAAAGTTATTGTTGAATTTTATAATGCTAATAAAAAGTATGAGCTAGACACAGCCACAGTTTTACATGATGCATCGCCCAACTACACTTCTGATGATAATGGTGAGGTCTTAGAGGTTAGAGCAGAGTTTCCTTATGTTTCTGATCCTTACATTGCCTATAACATGGGAAAGGCTATTTTAACCAGAAGTAGGAATCAGACCACAATGCAGTTCTTAGGCACTCCTGAGATGTATAAGCTAAACGTGGGAGACATTGTTGATCTTACTTATGCAGGATTAGGATTCAATGGAAAGATATGCAGGGTCGAAGCCTTAGAGCTTCAGTCAAATGGTTTGGTTGCAGTTAGTCTAATAGAATATTTTGATGTTTACACATGGGAAGTTCCACCACAAGAACCAGTAGAAGAACTATCTAATCTACCCTCAGCCTATGCTGTAAAAGCACCAACAGGATTATCTTTTACTGATAGCAGTTCTAGCTCAACAGATAGACCCTTTCTATCTTGGAACGAACCAACAGACTTTCCAGATCATCAATATAGAGTAAACGTAGTAGATAGCTCAAGCAATGAACTTACAAATAAAATTGTTGACACTGAGTTCTGTGATCTTAACTTTTTACCAGTAGGGTCTAATTATGTTGCTAGTGTTAGCTCAATCAATACCCTTAATGTTGAGTCAGACCCAGCCACCCTAACTTTTAGCGTTGCCACAGCACCTGTAGATACTGCTGATGTTAAAGACGATGCTATTACCTTATCTAAAGCAGGGGCAGACTTAGTTGCTGCTATAAATGCTGGTGGGGCAAGCTCAACCGAGCTAATAAAAGCAACTTCAGCACCATCTACAAGAGCAAATGGTGATGCTTTGCAGGCTCAAGACTTATGGGCAGATACCGATGACAACAATCAGATTTATGTAAGAAATGCATCTAACAATGGTTGGGTAAAAGCCAGAGATTCTTCTTTGGTTACTTTGTATAACTCACTAAGCTCAACTGTTTCTACAAATAGCACTAACATTGCTACAGCTCAGGGAGATATTGTTACTTTAACAACTGATACCTCAGCTAATGCAAGTGCTATTTCAAGCTTAACTTCCACAGTTAATAGCAACACATCAGCAATAAGCACAGAACAAACAACTAGAGCAAATGCAGATAGTGCCTTAGCTGCTGATATAACATCACTAACTTCTACAGTGGGTGGTAACACATCTTCTATCACAACTAATGCTACAGCCATATCAACATTAGATGGCAATGCTTCTGCTGGTTATGTATTAAAACTTAATGCTAATGGCAAAGTAGCTCAGATGGTTCTTGGTAGCAATGCATCTTCTGGAACAGGTGCAACAAGTATTGTTGCTTTCTTGGCTGATACATTCAAGATTGATAATGATGCAGGATCAAGTGTATCTCCTTTTATTGTTAGTGGTGGTCAAGTATTTATTGATAATGCAAGAATTACTAACTTGGAAGGAAGCAGGATTGATGTTGATACTTTAAATGTTAAGCAATTTGCAAATACTAGCTCAAAAATTATTAGTCATTTGCCAGCAGGAACAAAATTTGATTTAGGTAGAGATGGTCAGGCTTATGTACAAAGAACTGGAACTTACACAGGAAGCAATGCTGCATTTATACCAGTAACTATTACTGATGTAAGAAATAATGCAGGTTATGTAGCAATATTCTCAGGCGTTCTTGGTGATGTAAGTGGTGGCAGGGTGCAATATTCTTTAAACAATTCTACATGGGTTAATGCTAATGGTAATACCAATATCTCTTGGAGTGCTGGAACTTATAGGGGTTATACCTATGTTTACACAGGTCAAATAACAACTTTAAGCACATCACAATCAACTGTTTACTGGAGAGTTTATTTCTCAGGTGGTTACAACCATACACAATTATCTTTAAACGTAATGATGGATAACACACGATAATGAATACTTTTACTGTTTATGATTTAGCAACTGGTGAAATAGAATATTCAACAACAACTGTTGCAGCAATAAATGAAGTTGGCTTGCAAGAAGGTCAAGGAATTATTGAAGGAAATTATCAAGCAAGCGAACATATTGTTGTTGATGGCGAAGCAGTTGCAAGAACAGACAATATATTAGAAATACTAAGATTAAAAAGAGATGCTTTATTAACTGAATCAGACTGGACTCAAGTCAACGACAGCCCTTTATCAGACACAAAAAAAGCAGAATGGGCAACATATAGACAGGAGCTAAGAGACTTACCATCATCTCATCAATCAACTACAAATTTTGATGATGTAGTGTTTCCAAGTGAACCAGATTAAATATACAATAGGACAGAGGTAAATTAATGGCACAACACGATTACAACCTAGCCAATCAAAGCGGAGCTGACTTCAGGGCTGATTTAAACAATGCTCTAGCAGCCATAGCTACAGTCAATTCAGGGGCTACTGAGCCTTCAACTACCTTTGCCCATCAGTTATGGGTAGACACAGCAAATAGCGTTCTTAAAATAAGAAACGCTGCTGACACAGATTGGATTACATTTGGCGTAAGTATTAGCTCATCTAATGTTCTTACAGGTAACTTAACAGGTGATGTTGTCGGAGATGTTACTGGAGACTTAGTTGGAAATGTTACTGGTGATTTAACAGGCAATGCTGATACAGCTACCACATTAGAAACAGCAAGAACTATCTCTCTATCAGGCGATGTTGTTGGTTCAGTCTCTTTTAATGGTAGTGCTGATGTAGATATATCTACAGTTGTTCAAATTAATTCTATTACTCTTGGAACTGATACCACTGGCGATTATGTAGAAAGCATATCTGGTGGTACAGGCGTAACGATTACAGGTGGCACAGGCGAAAGTTCTACACCAGTTGTTGCTATTGGTCAGGCTGTTGCTGTAACAAGTGATGTTACTTTTAATACTATTACAGCAAGCAATGAATTTATAGGTGATTTAGAGGGTGGCATTAGATTTAATGCTAAAGCTGATGGTGCTTTATCTGCTGGAGATGTGGTTTATATATCTGGAGTTTCTGGAGATGTGCCAACAGTAGCTCAAGCAAAAGCTGATGATGCATCTAAGATGCCTGCTTTTGGATTGGCTTTATCTGATGCAAATGATAATGCTGCTTTGCAGGTTATCACTTTTGGAACAATAGAGAATTTAGATACTTCTGGAGTTTCAGAAGGTCAGATTCTATATGTCTCAACAACAGCAGGTGCATATACAACCACAGCACCAACAGGCGAAAGCTCACAAATACAAAACATAGGTAAGGTAATTAGAAGTCATGCTGCTGCTGGTTCAATTAAAGTGGGTGGTGCTGGCAGATCAAATGCTACACCTAACCTAGATGATGGCAAAATATTTATAGGCAATGGCTCTAATCAATCATCAACATCAACATTAGATACTTCTATAGTTCCAGAAAATACTAATCTCTACTGGACTACAGCTAGGGGCGAATCTATGTTTGATACTAGATTGGCTACTAAATCTACCTCAGATGTTCAAGAAGGCTCAAACCTTTATTATACAACTGTAAGAGTTAATTCTGATTTTGATACTAGACTTGCTACCAAATCTACCTCAGATGTTCAAGAGGGCTCAAACCTCTATTATACCGATGCTAGATTTGATTCAAGACTTGCTACTAAAGATACGGATGACGTTCAAGAAGGGTCAAACCTCTACTATACTCAAGCAAGATTTGATTCTGCTTTTGCCAACAAAACCACATCTTCTTTAACAGAAGGTACTAATTTATATTACACAGATGCAAGGGCTAACTCTGCTATTGATACTAGAGTTACCAAAACATTTGTAGATAATTTGGGCGTTATAGCTGGCAGCGTACAAGCTGACAGCGTTGCTTTAGGCACAGATACTACAGGCAATTACATTCAAACTATTACAGGAACTGCTAACAAGATTACAGTTACAGGCTCAGGCAGTGAATCTGCTGATGTAACTTTAACTTTGCCAGATGATGTGCAAATAGCAGA